GCGTAGTAGCCTTGATTGGCACAGTGACCAGCACGACCGAGATCATCGTGTCCTCGCCGTACGGCGTGGCGAACGCGGGTCAGGGTGCGCTGCTCCTCTCGGTGGGCGACTATATCGCGGTACTGGATACGTCGGTATCCAACGCGGTGCTTGGCCGTTCGTCGATCACGGCGATCACCAATAGCGGCGACAACGCGACGCTGACGCTGGGCACGGCCATCTCTGGCATGGCCGCGACGGACAAGAT